AGCGCAGGCGCGCGTCGATCACCTCTGTGATTGCCTGCACCTGTGTCTTGTTCTGTAGCATCTGGCTGGTGCTGTCTGCGGTATCGCGAACCACGCGGATCTGCCAGCCGGTGTTAGCCTTGGGCAGATTGATGCGGTGGGTCAGCTCGTACAGTGAGCTGAGCTTTTCGGTTACGGTTTTGGTGAGCACGGTGCTGTATGCCCCGCCATCTACCGCCACGTCGATGTGATAGGTGACGGAAGTGCCGACGATATCGCCATCATTCTCCTGCTGCTGCAGACCGGTAATGCCGATACGCACCAGCACAGCGTCAATCTGGGTATTGCTGATGGCG